CATGCTCAAGTTTTTCGGAGGCGGAGACGGAGGTGGTACCGTCCCAGGAGGAGATGGGCTCATCAGCAACAGCCTCGGACGCCATACGGCGGTAGGATCGGCTGAAACCGGGGAAGGAGTCGGGGGGGATGTTGAGGACGCGAGAGGACTCGCTGGTATGGGCCCCGTTGACACACCAGACCCAACGAGACGACCAGAAATCGTCAAGGGTGGGCAGTGTGAAACCGCGGGGGAGTTCATCGTCGAGAATCGCTTCAACGTGGGGGCGGAGGTCGTCAGGTGTGAGTTTGACGACGAGAGACTCGACGGTGGCGGGGTCGCAACGTTTGGGGAACTCTACCGCCCAATCGACCGCGCCGGTGAGCCGGCCCTGGAGGGACTGGCCCTCAGTGAGGACGGCACCGACGGCACAGGCGTTGAGGCCGAGTGCTTTCAGGGCGTTAGATAAACCTTTCGCGCCGGGGGGGTCAGTGATGATGGCGGCGGAGAGATTACCGGACGCAGCGGCGAAGTGGGGGCGGAGAGCAAACGAGTAGAGGAGGTGAGAGACAGCGACGTCCCGAGGGGTCTGGGGGGGGAGGAGGGAGATAATACGTCCGACCTCGTCGGGGGAGAGGACGGTGGTATACGCCCGGATGAGAGCCGACAGGGTGACGGACGGTTTGGACTGGGCGGCAGGGTGGGGTTTGTGGGGGAAGAGCTCGGAGCGAGCGGGCTGATCGTTGATCAGTCGGCGGACGAGGTGCCGGTAGGACCAGCGTTTGGGGGTACGGGCAAGACGGAGGGGCGGGGGTCGGGATCGGGAGAGGGCGGAGTCGCCAAGGGAAGCACGAACAAGAGCGGGGATCAACGAACTATTTTTTCTGAGTTGTAATGGGTATTTAAAGACTAGCAAAGAAACAGCGGCAGGAAGCAAAGGGTCACAACGGTACAAATCATACTCGCGGAGCTCGAGAGCGGCGAGTTGCTGATGAAAAACAAGACCAACGAAAGGAGACAAAGAAGAGGAAAAACGCTGCACCAACCCACACAGATGGACCCCTAAGGGACCGAAATCGCCGGAGCGAGAACGAGCGGCTGAGACGATCGCAGCCACAGAGGGGTACGCCCCGTGGTCACTCATTGCTGCCGGCCGTCCTCGCCACTCCACACGCGGAATGCGTCAGTGG